AATAAATCTCTTCTAATTTCCTTAGAGCTCATTCCTGAAACAGCAGATCCAATTTCAACTCTTAAAATAGCTTCAGCTTGATCAACATCTATTTCTCTTGCAGCTACTAAAGCATCAATTTGAATATCTAAGTCTTCTAATTCGTTATTAGCTGTTAAAATAGCATCAAATTCAGCATACTTAATATTTAAACCTGGGTGATAAAGAGATAATAATTTTTGTAAGTTTTGTTTTTCTTTTGGTACAAATAAAGTACCATTTTTAAACATGATGTGCCCTAATGTTGCTTCACCTTTTTGTTCGTCTACAAAAGGAGAGTTTTGATTAGTTGCAAATCTAATTTCTTTTTGATCACCAGTTTCTTTGTTAAACCATAATAATGGGTATCTTGACGTGTGTCTTGATGGCAAAGTAAACGTTAAAGGACTATGTGCCCCAGTTAAATAATACGTTCTATCTTTTATTTCCCACGCTGGTTTAGCAGGTGCTTTTGGTGTTTCTTTTTTGGGTTGTTCAACAACCATAGTTTCTTCAAATACTTCTTCTGTAGAAGCGGTAGCTTTTTTAGCCATAATATAATAAGATTAAATAGTTTATAAAAGTAAAAATTACCCCCGTCAGTACAACGAGGGTAATAATTACAAGTTGTTGTTATGCAGATGCAGTAAACAATACGAAGTTGTTAGCTGCTTGAACTACAAGACATCTTTCAGAAAGGAAGTGTACTTCCATTGCATCAAGATCAGAAGTGTAAGCTCCACCTACAGAACCAGTGATCCAAGATTTCATTCTTCTGTCGTCAGCTTGAGAAGCTCTATAACGTACGTGTAAGAATGGTCTTCTGATGTTTGTTCCTAAGATTTGATCGTATACTGTAGAAGTTCCAGCAGGTACTAATACACCATCAATACCAGATCCTACTTGTCCAGCTCCGTTAGAAGCACCACGAGTAGAAGCATCGTTTAAGTATTTCCAGTCAGTCTTATAGAAATCGTAAGAACCTCTTCTAAATCCAGTGAAACCTAAGTTTAACGCCATTTCAGCAGAGTTTTCAAACAATCCATAAGCAGTACCTCCGTTAGCTCCAGCAGATAAACCAGCAAGCATATCGTCAAAATCTAAAGAAGTTTGTCTGTTTAAGAATAACATGTTTTCTTCAATTGCTCCTTGAGTATCTAAGTTTTTCAAAATGCTATCAAAGTCAGCTAATCCAGAAGCTGCAGTAAAGTTGTTTAATACGTTACCTCTTGATTGTACAGCTGCGAATAAACCTTCAGTACCTTTGATACCTTCAACAGTATCTAAAGTAGAAGCTCCAGAAACTAACTCTCCTTCAACTACAGACATTTCTAAGTAATCCTCAAAACGTAAACGAGTTTCAGATTCAGCTTTTAAATACCATAAATATCCAGATGCACCATCTTCAGTAGCAACTTCAACCCATCCAATTTGAGCAGTATCAGATCCAGAGATAGCATACTTCTCTTTGATAATGATTGGAGAGTTAGAGTACTGAGTGAAAGAAGGTGTTACAGACTTAATATCAGCATCTGTAGTTCCTTTTTTGTATTCAGAACCGTATACGAAGATTTTAAGTGCTCCAGCAGTTGCAGATAAAGCAGCCATATCAGCGGCAGTATAAGGTTTTACTGTAATAGTAGCTAATGTAGCAGAAGTGTTAACACTATCTGTTACAAAAACTTTTAAGTCTTGTCCTGTTGCAGGATCAATAACTACTAATGTTTGGTTTTTAGAGATAACGTTTTGTACAAAGTTAGGACCAGCTGTTGCATTCAAAGCGAATGTTAAAGTTGTATCAGTTGCTTTTGTAACGCTATCGTAAGCGATATGCAATCTGTTTTGCTCAGACCATACGATTTGATCAGAAGACATTGGCATTTCAGCTCCAACCATTCTTAAGAAACCAGATAAAGTTCTATTTCCATAGCGCTCTACTTCAGCCTCATAAATTTCAGGTAAGTACTGTTGTGCGAAATCATTTCCAGATCCGTCTGTAAAGTTTAAATAATTTGACTCAAGAAGTTGTTGCTTCTGAGACGGTTTAATTGACCCATATACGGGTGCGACTACTGCCATAATTAATTTTTTTAATTGTTAAATTTTTTTGTTTTAATTTTTAATTTTGAAGAATCAAAACCACTGATTGCTTTAACTTTTAAACCATTGATGTAAACATCACCAGAAGCTGCTTTTCTTGTTTCAGTACTGGGGTTTTTTGAATTAGTAACTACTTCTTTTACTGCATCGGCCTTGCCTTGCTCATAAAAGTGAGATGCTATCCTGTCAATGTTCTCAGCAGCGTACATAGCCTTATGATACCCTTTCGCGTCTACAACTTCACCTTTATCGTTTAAGAACTTCTTAATTAGGTTGTTGATGTTTGATTGGTTCTCAGCTACTTTTTCAACATTTTGAATACCGTACCTAAATTTCTTTTCTCCTACATTGATGTCAAAACCTTTGAAATCATCAGAAAAAAGCCTTTTAGTCTCGGCTTTAAACTTCTCGTGTTGCTCAGCAGCTACGCTTTGCTCTTCATTATATCGGTTAAAAAAGTCAAGCGCTTTCTTTTGTTCTTGGGTAACACCAGGTCTCAACTTGATTTCCTCGTAATATTTACCCTTAAGCTCTTCAAGATAACTCTTAGCTTTTGCAACTTCTTCTTTAAACGCAAGTTTCTTTTTTCTTACGTCTCTATCTTCATCCAACTCCTCATCATAACTGAAATTATCTTCCATAAGGAATTCTATTTCTTCAGCGTCTAGATGTGGTCTTGTTTTTTTATAGTATTCTTTTAATAACGCTTCGTTATTTATGTTGTCGTAATTAGCATTTAATCTAACATAATCTTCTACCGTTCCACCAGTCTCTTCCATAAAAGAAACTAATTTTTCTATGTTTTCAGGTAATTGTTTACCTGTTTGTTCGCTTTCTTGAACAGCTTGTTCAACTTGTTCCGTTAGATCTTTAACCTCTTCTACCTCTTCTTCAGTTATTTCTTGAATAACTACTGGTTCTTGTTCAACAACCTCTTCGGTAGGCTCTGCGGGTTCTTCGTCTCGTTCAACCACTTCTTGCAATTCCACTTCGGGTTGTTCTGTGCGTAACAAGCTTTCATCTGTGATTTGCTCTTGAACGGCATCTTCTTCTTTTTTAGGTGTTAGATCAACTTTAATAACATCTTCGTTGTTATTTAGTTTTTTCATCGCGGGTTTTTTCTTTTTTAATTTAAAATCACCCTCTTGTTTTACAATTTCTGACATGATATAATAATATATAATTGATTAATAAAATTTATCTAGGAGCAAACTGCTCTAGATTGAATCCTCCAAGAGTGTCGTTCCCTTGTGACTCAAAATCTTTAGGTAACAAATCATTTTGTCTTTGATTTATTAACTCAGATTGTTGTGTAGCTTGTATTTTAGTTCTTTTGTCTTTGCGATCTTCAACTTCAGCAATTTTACCAGCTTCTGCATTAGCTTTTATTTGAGCTAATTGCATTTGATAATTAAACTCTTCAGCCATAAGCTCTCTTTTAATTTGAGCTTCTGTTTGCATTCTTTGTATCTCAAACTGTGATTTAGCTTGTTCAATACTAACTTTCTCTTGAGTAAGAGCTTGTTGTTTTTGAACCTCAGCCATAGCAGCTCTCTCGTTTGCTTCTGAATTAGCTTGTGCTTGCGCCTGTATATTAGCAAGTTGCGCTTGTTCAGCAGCTTCTTGTTTCTTTTTCTGTCTAAATTTAAGTAATTGATTAGCTAGTTTAAGATTAGATATTTCTCTAATATCAATAGCATCTTCTAAACCAATCATACCAGCTTGTAAAGCTATTTGTATATTTTGTTCTAATTGAGACTTTTCTTCTTCTTCAGGTTCTAACTCTAAGAATATTCCGAAATCATGTAAACTTAACTCGTCAACTTCTTCTAATACAGCAGCATTAAACGTGTTTATACTGTTTATTAAAGACATTCTAGTTAAAGGAAAATCAAGTACATCAGCAACTTTCATACTAACGTTCTCGCATGCTCTAATGGTTAAATAAAACAGTGATTGTAATATATGCCTAGTTGCGACATTTGATTGATTAGCAGCCATCTTTTGAAGCCCTAGAAGAGCGTCTTTATCTGGGTTACTACCATCTCTTGCTTCGTTTAATCCAGTTACATCCCTTATCATCTGTAGATAATAGTTGTAAGTGTTTATTAATGAAGCTATTTTTCCTTGACCAGATGAAGAAGATAATTCTTGAACTGGTACTTTAC